GGCAACTTACGCTATTGAACGTCGACGTATGGACGATGATCACCAAGTCGTCTTGTTGGCTCCGTTGCGGAGCTACAAGGGGTATGTGATGTGCTACATTGCTCGGAAATTTGCGAAAGCAAAGCGGCTCGACCGCCTTCTTGTTACGGACAACGGATTTCTCCGTATGACTGTTAACACTGATGAGGGCTTACGGGTCGTTACGGGCAAAGCTGGCTGTTATACCCAGGCTAGTGTACCAGCACGAGTGGACGATGCTATTGCGTCAACTGCTCGTACGCTGACCAGCGGATTGACCATTGCGACTGTTAAGTCTAAAATGGAAGACAACAATCCTAGCTCCAACACTATCCATGTTGGGGCAGAAATCCTTCTGGAGTACCACAAACAGAAAGCTCCTGTTCGTGGGCCCACAGTGAGCACACTGACTAAGTCAGTGCGCCGCTTTCAGTGGGTGACTCCGGGGAAGCAGATGGATGACGATGCCAAACCGAGCATGACTTCTTTCATGGATCCTATCCTTGATGGTGGTTTCGTTCCCGACAATTGTCGTGGAAATGATGAACGTGGGGTTACCAAACGGGTCATTGAGTTGAAAACGGGAGATCTTCCGATGTCAACCTTTGTCCTTAATGAAATGGATAACTTCCTGGACATCCTTTTCGAAGGGAAACGCCACTTCTTGGAACCAGTTGATAATGAAGAGGTATATGCTCGGCAGGATAGACCTACTCAACGCCGCATTCTCGATAATGCCCAACATGAGTCTGCAACCAACGTCACGAAGCAATTCGTGAAGAAGGAAGCTTACCCAGATGTCAATGACCCACGAATCATTTCAACGATTAACGGGGTAGACAAAATGGCATATTCGGCTTACATCTACGCTTTTGTGGAATTGATCAAGAAAGCCCCTTGGTATGCTTTCAGTAAATCTCCTCGTGAGATTGCTGAACGCGTTGCCGAGATCTGCAGCAATGTGGAATGGGTGGACGCGACTGATTTTTCGCGCATGGATGGCCGGATCGGGAATGTAGCACGCGAATTAGAACGGAGAGCCATGAGACGGGGTTTTAAGACCCAGTTTCACCCGATGCTCAATGACCTGATGTCTAAGCAGTATGCCCTGAGAGGAATTACCACTCACGGTGTGCGATACCAGACAGGATTGGGTAGAGCGTCGGGTTCGGCCGAAACGTCAGCGTTTAATACACTTCTAAACGCATTCGTGTGCTATTTGGGGTACAGGGGCACAAAGGTGTCCGGGATGTTTATCCAACCTCGAATGGCCTATAAGCTGCTTGGACTCTATGGCGGAGATGATGGTCTGAGCGGCGGGTTGGGTATGAAGGCAACCGAGAAAGCAGCGCAGTTGGTGGGGCAGAAGTTAGAACTCGTCCGCTACAATCGTGGCGCGGCTGGAGTCAACTTTTTGGCCAGACGTTATGGGCCCGATGTTTGGTTTGGTGATAGTAATTCTTGTTGTGATATTCGACGACAAATTGCTAAATTCCATTTGACTGTCCACCTCCCCAGCAATATCACACCTGTTGTGAAATTGCAGGAGAAGAGCTACTCGTTTAGCTTAACTGACGCGAACACGCCGATCATTGGCGACTTTGTTAAGAGAGTGTTGACTCTACACCCTTACGCTGACTCGAAATTCCGAAACCTTTTAGGTGTTTGGAATTTGGAAAAGGACCAGGCTAAGCAGTATCCCAATATTGCTGCTGACTGGATGATGGACGTGGTAAAGAACGACGTGCCAGAATTTGACATGGAAATGTTCAGACGCTGGCTCGACGGAACTACCGCCGACAACATCCTGCACCCACCTAGCTTTTGTCCCCGAGTTGAGCCTAAGCCGAAACCAGGAAAAGTCGTCATTGATGGTGACCTAGTGGGATCTGAACCCGCAGGCAAGCCCTTGGAGGAGCCCAGCTCAATCCCGGCTCGGAAACGTTTCCGTAGTCGTAAACCCAAGGCTGACCGACCTTCTCGCAAATTGAACTCCGCCCCACGCAAGTAAGACTGCTGCTGTCTGCTTGCATACACTGG